TTTTGGAGGTTCATCTTCTTTTTTAGGTTCTTCTTTTGGAGTTTCTTTAGTATCTTCTTTTGGAGTTTCTTCCTTAGTAGTTTCTTTTTTTTCTCCATTCATTTCATCTAAAATAGCTTGAGCTTGTTCTTCAAAAGTTAAAGAATTATCTTTATCGGCTGGGTTTGCACCTGCTTCTTGAGTTGCTGGAGCTCAATCTTTTACAGCATATTCTGGTTTAGGCATGTTAGGTATGCTTAATAAATAAAACATTTTTTAACAAAGTTTAGTCTTTGATGTTGTCTTTTTATAGACTACTTGTAGATAATATATCCTAACCAAAAATATTATCTACAAGCAACCTATAAAGTTGCTTATTTAACGTGAAAAAAATTATTTTACATTGGTTGTCAAATGTTTTGCTGTTCTGACATTTGTATTTTTTCATTTCATCATAACATACTTTCGTGTTGCATCATATGATTTTGCATAATCATAGCAAGTTCTGGATTATCAGCTATAGATTTTAATACAGCTCAATGAACTGCCAAGTGTATTTGATGATTTTCTCATTGTTGCACCGCTATTTGCATTCATTGAATTATTTTTTTATTTTCTAACTCTGCTTGTGAAGCTTCAAGTCATTCTATTCAACCTTCATCTAAAAGTTTGTTTTGTTGCTCGTTTTCATAAGTAGTTATTATTTCTTCTGTATTTCAAAGTTTATAGCTATCAATTATCAAACTATCTGGTATTGGAAGTCATAATCATTTCAATTCAACTAAATCCATACGAGCTTGTAAATCAGAGAATGCAGAACCTGGAATTATTTCAACTTCAATATTTCTAAGAGGTTTTATTTCTATAACTTCTGTTTTAAAGTCTTGTCATACTATATCTTTTACTTCTTTTTTAACTTCGCTTCATATTACAAAATAAGTCCCTTTAGTTTCTATTTCTAATTTTTGCATTTTATAATATTTACTTGCTAGATCTAAAATTCTATATGCAAGTTCTTCCATAAAAGTTTTTANATTATCTACTGGTTCGCTTACATTATTATTATCACTTGCTTGTAATTGTGCTATAGCTACTCAAGATATAGCATTACCAGATAGTCTTCACATACTTTCACTATGAACTCATCAGATATCTTCCATATATCTTTCAGTTTCTGATAAATGTATATTTACTTCTTGTGGTAGATTTCAAACATCCATTGGCACTGGTCTAGATCATGTATATTCTATTATTTGTCAGTTTTTTCATTTTAATACTGAAAACTTACTCCCTTTTTGAACCATAAGTCTTCATTTTGCAAATTTATCTAGCCAGTCAGCACGATTTGAATATCAGTCATTTAAACTTCTATTTAAGTCTATAAGTGGCTCAATCCAAGCTGGAGAGTAAAGCATTCATTTATCTCTTTCAGCTTGATAACAAACAAATGGGAATTGGTGGTAATCTGTAAGTTCATCTCTAATTACTAAATCTCAAACCATTGTTATTATTCTTACTCTTGCATCTTGCAGATATAGTTGATCTTCTTCTACTGAAACCACTCCAGCAAATTCATCCTCTTCTTTTCAATCTTTTTTATTTTTCTTTTTAATGGGTTCTAGAATATATAATTCTTTTACTATTGCAGATCCATTTTCATCTACTGGGATTTTATAATCTTCTGAAAGTATTCAATCCTTGTAATCACTTTCTGCGAGTTTATTTTCAGCACAAATTTTTTCTACACATTCTTTAAATTTTCATTTGTTATAAAGACTAGAATTTTTTATATCTGTTAAACTTTTTCTTATAGTTCTTATAATATATTTTCATACAAACACAGGTCATTCAAGTCTTCAATCTGGAGAAGTATAAATATTAAATGGATCTTCTACGAAAATATCTATATCATCTTTTCTTGTATCATATCATATATACATCCATGCTAAAGTTTTAGTTAAAGAATGAACTAATAAATCTTTTGTTTTATCTTTTATGTGTTCTTCTTTATATTTTTGGCTTAATATAGCTGTTGCGACTTGTCTTTCTTGCTCTGTCAAAGATTGTATTCTTGAATTTCTTACATGCCAACGAGGTTCATTTTTAGTAATCATATTTTTAACTCATCTCACTATTTTTCTTATTTTTCAAATTTGATATTGATTGTCGTGTTTTAACGGAAGTGTTACAAGTTTTTTAGAAACTTTATCAAAAACAACTCTATGGTTTCATTGATAAAAACTTTCATTTACATAACTTCTTATTTCCCAAACTGCTTTATAATCCTTTGCTTGACTTAAAAATTGTAAAAACTTGCTTTTAATTTCAGTATATTCACTTTGAATATCTGTTTTTATTTTTTTATTCATATATTATAAATTACCTAGTAAAATCTAATTTAACTGCTAATCATTTTGCTGTTTCTTCATCTATAGAGTAAGCAGATGAATAATTTTCTGATTCTATCTCTTTTGGGTCTATTTTAGTTTCTTCATTTTTTATTTCTTGTAAATTTTCTGCTTTTATTAATTCAGACATTTTATCTATTGTTTTCAATAATCAAAAAACTGTATAAGAAGCTAATCCTATACAAGCTAAAATTATAATTCAAAATATCACAAATACTATTGTCATAAAAATATTTTAATTATTTAATTAAATTCTTCAATTTCATAATAATCATTTTCTTCTTTTTGCAAATTATTTTGACTATGAAGTATAAATGAGTTTACATCTCTATCTCTTATATCTTCTATTTTATCTCATTCTAATTGCTTTGGCTTATCGTATTCTATACTTCAATATATTTTTGTCATAGCAAAATATGAAATCATCGAAGCCATTAAAATATCATCGTGATTTGGTGCTATTGCATTTGGTCTATTGTTTCAGTCATATTGGTAAGTATCAATTTCTGCTTTTATTTCTTCTGATACTTCTACTTCCATTTTATGTATAGCTCATCTAAAAAGTCTAATTATAAAATCTTTACTTGGTTGTGTAGTTCTAAATCAAAATTTATTTGTTTCTCTAGTTTCATTTACTGGCATATCAGTTCTTATTTCGTGATGTATTCTATAAGCCCAAGTATATGCCTGGCATTCTTTTATAAACAATCTTCAAATATTATTTTCTGGTATAATCCGTCATAGATATCTTTTTGCATCTTTTTCGTATGAAAATATTTCATCAAGTTTTCTAGCTAACATAGCTTCATCAACTCTTCATTTGTAAGTCAATACAAGTTCTCATTTTCTATTATAGCAAGTTATTGCAGAAAAATCACCCGTATTTCATCATTCAGCTATATCAACTCAAAAAATCAAATCATCTTGTGGATCTTGGAATATTTTCCATCACATATATTCTTCAATCGGTTTTACTATTTTGAAATTTGCGTTTAAGTCAAATACAGAAGCTCATGAAGAAATGAAAGCTGATTCTATGGTTATTGGATTTTCTTGGTTAAATGCTTCAAGTCAATTTTTTCAAACAGCATTTGCGTCTTCTATTTTTAGTCTTCTCCAATATATTTGTTCTAGGTCTAGTCAATAATTTTCCATAAGTTGTTTTTCATCTGTCATTGGGCAGAAATCTTTTGGAGGTTCAGCTCTATTTCTTTCTTCAATATACCATGGATAGAATAAAAGCTTATAAGTTCATTTTCATTCTTTTGCAGTCATACACATATAATAAAACGCATTCCCTAGTCAGTTTGCTGTAGTTTCTATAGTTATTTGTGTTTTACGGAATGAATCTATTTGCAGTTTTAAAGCTTGTTGTTTTGTTGGCTCTATAAAGGCAAACTCTGATATATGAAGATTAGTTGGAGTTTTTCAACGAACATCTAAAGCGATTTTTACTGAGTTATGTAGATTTTTTCAAGAAGGAGTTTTTGGAAAGTATAACTCATTTGCGTTATCTACTTTAGCTATCGGTAGCATAGCTTTTATTTCTGCTGGTATATGATCATAAGAAAATCTTAATCTTTTGAAAAATTCTTCAAGTAAGTCTTGTCTATGGGTTATGAAAACATTATTTCTATTTGTTCATCAGAATAAACAATCATCTAGTAAGTCGATGATTTTGTATGTAGAAACTCATCATTGACGATATTTTAGAATAATATCTCTAAATCAAGAACTTTCTTGGTGTATTTTAGTTTGTATTGTGTTTGGTTTGAATAATATTGTTTCTCAGTCTTCGTTTGCTATATAATAAATATTATTCATTCTCCACCATTTATTTGATAGCTTTTTTATAAGTTCTATTTTTTTTTGTTCTTCGTTTAACATAAATGAAATTCATTTTTATTTAATATAGTTAAAATTTCGTCATTATTTGTTTTTACTTTTCATTTTATTTCAAACAGCTCATCATCTATCTGTTTTATGATAATATCTTCTACAACTGGAAAATTTTGCTTTTTATCTTGCAGTATATACCACACACTCTTTCATATATAGTTTATTTTTTTCTTGGTAACCATTTTTTCATTTTAAATTTAATAATTTCTATCATATTTGCTAGAGGATACATCCATTTATTTTTTGTAATTATATGAAAATACATCTCTAAATTATATTTATTTTGGTAATAGTAGACTCAGTAAAATGAGTTATTCTGAGATATTTTTATAATATTTCAACTATTTATCTGGATTTCTCATCTTGCAGTAATTCTTTTTACTTTACACTTGATATATTTATTTCAGTTTGGGAATACATACAATGTATCTCATTGATTTATTATCATATTTTTATTGGTTAAGTTTTATAAGTTTTCATCAAAGTTTTATTTCATCTTTGATTTTTTCTAGGAATTTTTTGTCACAAATTTTTCTGGTGGATTTTATTTCTATCATCCAGATATTATTATTTTTCTCCATTTTAAACTCAGTTCAGTTTTTATTTATAAATTTATAGTATTCTATTTTTTGCATATATTAAAATTTAATTTCTACTCAATATTTTTCAAAGCTATCTTTAAACATTTCTATTAAATCTTCTGGAATTTCTTTCGTTTGATATCATATAAGTGGTGTAAGATAATAGAATCAATTTTTTTCTTTTATCAATAATTTTTCCATGAGTAATTTTCTAGCTTTACTTATTTTACTAGAAGTATATTCATAATCAAATGCTAGTTTTTTAAAGTCTATAATATTATCATTATCTAAATAATCTAAAACATCGAGCAACATTTCTTTTTCTAGTAAGCTCAAATCTTTTTTTATTGCCACCGATAATTTTCTATCAATTATTTTTTTCATAAATTTTTTATTATTTGATAATATAGTTTTTGAAATTATTTTTGTTTTTACATTTGGTTTAATATATTCTCATGTCTGCAAATCCAATAATTCTATATCTCACATTATTATCTTATGTTTTGTGATTTCATCTAAGTCTTTTTTGACAATGCTTCATTTTTGCATAATATAAGCTAAATAAGATAATATTTGTTTGTTGCAAAAACTATATTATCTTTTTTTTTCTTTAAAGCAAGTAATTCTTTCCTAAAAACACTTTTTTATTTCTTTTAAAGCAATATTTAAAATCATTAACTCTTAGCATTACAATGCATAAAACTCACTAAAAAAATCACAATCCATCTCTTTCTATCTTTTTGCTTCTTTTAAAATCGTCCTCCTTTTTCCCCATAATAAATATTCGCATTCGCTCATATTTGAGCTAACGCTCAGGGAATTTTTAAAAATATTTTTTTTATTTTTATAAAGTTACTTGTATTTATTTTTCACAATATTTTTAATGTTTGGCAAATCGCATTGAAAAATTGAAATATATTTTATGGGGGTTAGACAGGGGTGTCACGATTTATTTTCAAATCAGGTTCGCACTTTTCAGATGATTAAATGACTAGCACTAAACTTTTTCATTGCTAGCGTGTAATTATCCTGCCTTATGGTGTGAACTGGCACGTGTTTGGTGTGCTTTCCTCTGGCTTTGGATTTTGCACTTTGTGTTTTTGGCTTTGGTATGCTATCTAATAAAAACACCTTACATAAGCTACCTTATGTCATCCATTTGGGTTTTTACTTGTGTTCTTGGCTTTGGTGTGCTAATCTATTGCTTTTTTGTGTGTTTTTTCTCTGGTGTTTTTCCTTTCTTTTTTTGCTTTCTGGTTTTTCTT